CTCTGTAGCTTCTATCGTTGTGTCTACATCTACAGTTTGTGAGTTAACTCTAAACATACCACCATTCTTAAAGTTGCCTTTGTTCTGTGTGGGTATCGTAATACTTGTATCTGTAGCACCAAGATAAATTACAAAGATATTACCTGTGCCAGTTGATGGAGCCTCTGTAAATGTAAGGTTTGTGCCATTAGGCACTGTAAATGCGTCTACACTCTCCTGTATTACACCGTCAACGCTGACTATGATGTCTTCCTGAGTAACAGTCTGGTTTAATGTAAAGACCGTTGTAGAGTTATCTCCGTTAAACTCCTGCGTGGCAGGTCTTGATGAAAAACTAGAACCAACTTGACTTCCTATGTATGGCATTATGTTTGCTCCATTATTCCAATAATTGTATCAAGGCTGTTTGCTGTGTTGGAAGACACTTGCAAACTATGTCCTGCTTGCATGATGGTTTTATTACCTGCCATAAATTCAAAAGCACCTTGTGCAGGTATAGGTATATTAAACCCAAGATGCCCTGTTTCATCGCCTATCAATCTTATTTTAACATTAATCTGACTTGATGTAATGTTACAAAGATTGATGCTTAATACAACTGTTGTGGTGTTTGCAGGACAAGTATAAACAGTGGCAAAAGCATTTGCTGATGTCGAACTCCCATCTTTTATTTTGTTTTTAAATGTATTAGGCATATTGTTATCCTACATCATCTAATAACGCACAAACTAAAACCTCTGCTGTGGATGCTGATGATATTGCGTGTATGTCAGCAACTGTTGTATTTGGTAATCTTGCACAAAAGAACTCATTCGGACCTATCGTAATCCCATCACCTACTGAAGAGGATGCTGTTCCTGCATCCAACACTATGTAAATACTTCTACTGTTTGTATCTATGTTCTTGATAAACAAGAAGTTTACTTTATCGCCTGTCGCTACGGCTGTCGGTGCTGTGTCATCATCCACGGCTGTATAATCCGTGTAATTACCTGCTATCAAATCTGTGCTAGAGTTTGATACACTTGTTTTCTTAAAATACCATTTATCGTTTGCATCAGAGGGCGATACCGTCATAGTAGCCGAAAGCGTTTTGGCTATCTCATCAGGAAGCACCGTTGCCTGTATGCTTGCTATTGCGTCATTTGCCATGTGTTTTCTCCTTTATCCTAACGCTATACTTAATGCAATAATATCGTCTGTTGTGGCTGCCCCTATGTCTGTTGCAAGCTCAGAGGCACTTCTGCCCTCAATGCTTGTTCCGTCAACTCTCAAAAAATCATTATCTACTACGTTTGCATTTGCAACCAAAACATTACCATTTGATATGCCTGTTGATAGCGTTGCTGTTGATGTTACAGCTACATCATTAAGTGTAATAGCATCTGCCTCAAGTGTTCCATCTACATCCACGTCACCAGATATATCTAATGATCCTGCCTGTAACGCTCCGTCTGTAACTGTTAAGTTTCCTGTAGATGCTCCAGTGGCTGTTGTTGTTCCTACTACAAATGTGTCAGCACTCTCATCCCACATTATTATAGCATTATCGCCAGTAGAACCTCTTTCGATAACTATACCACAGTCGTTAGAGTTTGAGGTTGCTCCACTGTTTAGCTCTAACAAACTATCCTTAATAGTTGTATTTGTAGTATCCACAGTTGTAGTTGTGCCGTTTACCGTAAGGTTTCCTGCAAAGGTTGCATTTGCTCCACTAAATGTAACGGCTGTTGTAGGTGTCGAACCTGACTTTATAACAAGCTCACCACTGCTATTTGTTAAACTACCAAATGTAGTGCCATCGTCTTTTAATGTTACATCGGCTCCACCTGCATCTAGGTTTATGTCTCCTGCTGAGTCTAATGTAATCGTTGATCCTGTTATTGTTTCTATAACAGGACTTGTAAGGGTTTTATTTGTAAGTGTAGCTGTAGATGTTGCCGATACTAATCGAGCATCACCTCCTGTGCTCGGTAGGGTCAACGTATTATTAGCACTCTCTGAGTGAGGGGCTGCTATAATAGTTTGTCCATGAGAGTTAGCCTCACAGTTTAATTTTATAGCACCTTGATTACTGTTTCCTTTTACAACAACTTTTCCTGTTCCATTTGGAGCTAATTCTAAATCGGCATTTGATGTGGTAACAATATCATTACCATTCATGTCCAAGTTGCCACCTAATTGTGGACTCGTATCATTTACTACATCAACCCCTGTAAGAGATGCACCACTACCACTAAAAGCTGTAGCTGTTACTGTCCCTCCTATGGCAACATTATTGCTACCATCTTCCACCACGAGTTTGCTAGCTGGAATAGTTATGAAAACATCTTTAGTGCCAGACCCAAGTGTCACTGCACTATTACTATTTGAACTAGCTATAATTGAGGTTCTAGCTAGCGTGTTAGGACTTCCTGTAGCAAAAGTACCTAAACCGACTTCAAAGGCATTATTAGTATTATCTACGATAGCATAATAAGTAGTATCACCATTGGATAAGTTTGCTGTAAAAGTTTCAAAATTAGTAACAGCACCCCCAAGATCTATAGTCCCTGTACCTGTTGTTACTGTAGTTTCGCGTACTCTATCTGCTATTACAAACGCCATTAAGCTATCCTTATGATTGCGTTACTTACATCTCCCGTTGGAAAAACCACTTTAAAATTTCCTGACGAAGCTGATTTATCTGCTCCGAAATCTAAAACACAAACGGCAGGATTTGTAAGGCTTGAATTACTTTTATCATTAGCACTCGGTGTACTGTTATAAATTAATGCTCCTCTTGCAGTCAAAGTTACATTTGAAAATGTCTCATCTTCAAAATCCATAAATGCCGTTGTACCACTTGTGTTAGGAAAGGTCGCATTCACTTTATCTAGATCATTACCTCCAGAGCTATAATTAGTGCCTGATACTTCATTACTGGTAGTAAAAGCCGTTGTGTCTGCTCCTAAACTAGCACTACTCGTGTATAACGCTATTTTAAAAGTATCTCCACTTGTGTTCCTAAAATCATGCACTCCTAACAGTAATTCAGCTTTGAATGAAGTACACATTGCCTGTGATATAGCCATTACGCTCTCCTTATTTGCTCAGCAAGTTTTTCATATCCTGCATCCTTAATCATATTATATACAGTAGTTCTATCAGATTTTATACCTTCTTTTACATAATGGGTAATAACTGTATGTAGGTGTTTTTTAAAAGCTCGAGCTTGCTCTCTAATTTCAGGTGCTGCGTTATCTCCCACTTCGACTATTTTTTCAACACAAAAGCTCGCTATTTCTTCAGGGGTAAAACCTCTATTATTAGTAGTGTGAACTTGCACTACTGGAGTTTTAGGTAAATCTAACAACATTATTGTTTACTCCTTGTAACTAAACCAGTTCTGTAAGCATCAGTATTTTCTCGTGCTTCTCCATATAATTTTAATCCTTGTACAGCTTCAACAAATCTTTGACTATAGTTTTGTATTACATCAGCTTCACCTTTCATAAAGGTATACGCTTCTATGAGACTACCATACAGCATAGCATTCGGTGCATTTGTGCTTAACCAAGTAGAACCTCCCTCTGCTCCTGCTGTTAAACTCGTAGGTCTATAATAATAATGCAGTTCGACAGCTAATGCACTACTAGGTGTTGGAGCTATAAGAAAATTATCTACATCAAATAAAGCATAATATCTAGGAGTGCCTGTAGTTGCAGGGTTTGGGTGGAAAGTTTGTAAAAAATTTACATCTTTGTAATCTAAAAACACAGTTTCACTACTACTATTTGTAAAACTTAATGAAAAAGGAGCCAAGAAATCATCTGGACAGGCTAAAAACTTATTAGAAGAAGCAAAACTAGCTGTAGCGTTTTTACGAAATAAACTCAGCTGAACAGTTTTCAAAATACGTTCTTCTGCTTCTTTTATAAAAATACTTAAATTATTTACAAAAGTTGTTTCACTATTTTCACAATAATCTTGTATCGCAGTTTTTAATGTGCCAAATGTAAAACTCATGATATAGTCACCGTTGCTGTACCTATTTGCATAGTCCCGTGAATGGTAGCTGTATTATTAAAAACAGATTGTCCGACTAAAACTTCTTGTGGCTCTTGTCTGGCAACTCGTGGCTCAAATAATGCCTGAGGCTCATAAGGTGCTATATTAGGTTCTAATTGTGGGTGCTTTGGCTCAAAACACTCTGAACAAACTTTTGTACCCTTCCACTCTTTACGTAAACGTAAATAAGCTACTTCCCTTCCACACCTGTCACAAATACCTAAAGCTTTTTTACCTATTGCATACTTCATGATATAAACGTGTAATAATCCCTACTTGGTGTTAGACTCAAACTAGCTCTATCTCTATCCTCAGCTGCTGCTCTTTCAAACTCTTCTTCATAAACAGCTTTTAACATTTGTATTCTTTCAGGTGCTCTTTTGAGTGCGATATAGTAAGCAAGTCCTGCTGATAAGCAAGGATAAAATCTAAACGGCATATCTAACGTATTCGTAAAAGTATCAGCATCATCCATACGCACAAGCCTATCATATACAATAGAGTATGTATCATCAGGTGTTGGGTATAACTTCAACACAGGATTAATTTGTCTATCAATGTAATACTGATTAGGTTTAGCTTGTGTGTTTTTATTTGGCACATTTATGTAAGCATCACGACTCAGTCTTGTTAATGTCGTATCACTTTGGTTAGTGCCTGTGCCAGTACGGATAACAGCACTTAATACATCTATAGTATCTGTTCCAAGGTTATATTCTAATGTACCTGAGCTAGTCGTGGTTGTTGTTTGTTGTATAGTCCAACGATTTAACCCACGATTAGCCCAGTCAGCTAGCATAAGGTTTAGTGATCTTTTAGCTGTTTTTAAATCGTAACCTGTACGAACTTCTAAACCACAGCGTTCAAAAGCTTCCTCAATATAGTCAGCAACATCTAACTCAAAGTCATTTGAACCAGATACAGCCATTAACTATATGGTCCTTTAATCACTTTAGAAGATGCTAAACCACCCTTAGATGCCATCATTCGCTTGTTTTTCATACCACCCTTAGATGCCATCATTCGCTTGTTTTTCATACCACCCTTAGATGCCATCATACGTTTGTTTTTCATACCACCTTTAGATGCCATCATGCGTTTTTTGTTCATGCCACCCTTAGATTTCATTGTACGTTTACCATTACCGTTTGTCTTTTTTGCCATTGCTTTGCTCCTTTTCAGCATAAAGATTGTCAAAAATCTGATTGACGTCCATAGTATAATCTAAATCAGACTTTGAATAGTGTATATGTTGAGACGGTTTAAAATCAGGAGCACCTTCTCCAGTTTCAAACCATGCAGGGTGTGTAACTCGTACCCTGTTGTTCGGCAAAGCCACGATATTACCAGTCCAAGAACCAGCATCTAACAGCTCAAGCACATGGCTTTGTTTGTGTTGAGCAGGGTCGTCTGCTACCTCACTGTCTGTATAATCAACAGTAAAGTAGTATTTAGCAGGATACATTTCTCCACCGATTTTTGCAAGCCAAGGACACGGTTGAGCACGTCGTAATGAATACACAGCGTGAGTGTGTGACATACAATCCCACGGTTGAGCTGCAAATACCTCCATAGGCTCTGGAAATTTATCAAAAGCACCATCACCTACTAAAGCAGTAATCGGCATCCTAGCCCACATAGCTCCACCATGAACGTTTTGCTCTCCTTCCTCAACTTCATAACCAGTAAAAATTACCTGAAAACTTAAACATCTGTTTGGTATAGTTGTAACTGCAATAGCCATCGCAGCTAAATACTCACCATGATATTGCTCATGATTACATGTATATTCTTTTCGTACCCAACATTTAAAGTAGGGAATATTACTTTGTAAAAAACTCATGTTTTCTTTTTACTTTCTTTTTTCTTAGGCTTTTTTCCTTTACCAAATATGTGAGCATCAACCTTTGCAGCTTTACCTCCAGTCAACACACTATTTACACGAGCCATAGCCCATTGACTAGGAGAAGCTCCGGGACGATGTCCAGTGCGATATGCAGCTAATCCTTTTTTGTAAACTCTAGCTAATTGTCCAGCTGTGACTTTTTTACCTTTTGCTCTTGCTTTTGCTGCTTTTGCTGCGAGGGCTTTTTTTGTTTTTTCGTTTAGACTCATGCTTTACCTCTTTTTTTGTGCTTGGCTCTGATTGCTTCTTTACCTTTTTTTGCAATCGCTGCTTGGGCTGGTTTTCCTGCTGCTTTGGCTCTTTGCTCCACCACAGTAAGGATTTGAATTTTTCTAGCAAAAGGCTTATTAATTTTTTTAACTTTGCGAACAGTGCTTTTGGCATCCTCCACAGTGGCATATCTAATAGAGACGGTATCTTTGGGGTTTTCATCTGTATATAACCTCCTTCCTGAACCTTTAGGTTTTTTTCCTGTTCCGACTTTTGGGTCTTTTCTTTTTGCCATCTTTAGCTTTACTCGGTAATATCCCTTTATTTACAGCTCTAGCTTTTTCACTAAACCCTAGTTTTTTTCCTTGTCGTAACTTTCTTCTTATTGTTTGCAGTTTTGCTACCATTTTTCTTTTTCTTTTTTGCTAACGCTATAAAATCCCCTCGCGTAATTTTTTTAGGATCCCCATATTGTTTTGCTAGTTCAGCTTTACTTAATTTTGCCATTATCCTCTCCTTTTGCCAAATCTTTTTCTAAACTCTTTAGTGTATTTACTTTCCTTAGTTTTACGTCTTTTACCACTCGATGTAAAATCGCTGGCGAATCTATAAGCACTAGGGTCACTGGGTGACTTTTTTCTATTACGTTCTATTTCTTTACGTCTTTTAGCTTTATCAGCTGAAGATAAACCAGCTAGATATTTTTTAGGTACTTTGCCTTTTTTCTTGGCAGGAGGCTTGCTGATTTGTTTACGCATTTTACCTCGTGTTATAGTCATTAAAAAAATCTCTCAGCTACAGCTACACCAACGATCAGCACAGCTAATCCCCACATACGCATATCTAATTTATCAAGTATTTTTTCTATTCTATCAAAACGACGATTGGCATCTTCTTCATGTTTTTCCAGCATTTTTGCTACCTGTTCTGCTTTCATTTTACCATGCCTTACAAGACCAATACCTAGCTGAAAATTTATCTTTTGCAGTATCACATCTGTGTCTCGCTCTAAAAGATTTTCTTCTTCCAGGTTGATCTTTTTTAATGGTCATATTAGGATCACCAAATCTTACCAATTTAACATCTTTGCCTTTTTTAGCTAAAACAGCAGATTTTTTTGGTCCTTTTGGTGTTCGTTTAGGTTTGTTATATCCTGCAAAAGTCTCCCCCCGATAAGTTAATCTACCTGAGGGAGTTCTTTTTACATCAGCCGTTGTAGCCATTAGCTATATTCCTTACGGACTTGTAGCATAACAGTATATGTATCTGCACTAGAATGACCCACTGTGGTAAACAAGATATCCCCTGTTTTCCCAGAGCCAGCATTATTTGGCAAACCTCCAAATGAAGTATAATCATGATACCCACTTTGGTTTTCACCTAATTCAATACAAAACACATTAGATGTAGCATCAAAAAGTAATTGGACTTTCATACCATTACACTGCCACCATATTTTTTCTATGGTGGCTCCTGTGCAAGCAGTGCCATCTGCCAAACTACTTAAAGCACTTACATCTACTTTCGCTACTGCAGATTCACCAGTGCCATCTGAGATGTTGGTAAATTTTAATACGGCTGTTTTTTGACCATCAACTATGGTTTGTGATGTTACAGCATCTGCCATAATTTACCCTCCTAGTTAAGCTTCGTAGCCAAACAGCTCTATTAATAATTTTCCTGCTGTATAATCTGCATCTGTTGTTGCACCTAGAGTTAAATATAAAAACTCATCGGCTGCTGGAACAGCTTCAAATATCCCAACCTTACCTAATGTCGCATCTCCATTATTAAGTAATAAGGTCTCAGTTAAATCAGCTATAGCACCATCTTCTACACCTGTACCCTCAGTAGCTGAGTGTACATTGATATCTGGATCACC